AGCCGATTTTGCTTGATTAAGTGCGGTGGAACGCGGTTCGGATTGGCGATGATGGGACGTGAGGATTATCCCCCTTACCTCATATCCAAAAAAGGGGAAGTTATTATATCTTCTTTTCTTTTTTTCCCGTAAAGCATCAACGGCATCAACAAAGCCTGAAACCTAGTCAGGGTAAAGGTTTCGATTGTTAATAAGGTTATTAACAATCGAATTACAAAAGAACAGTAGATATACTTAGCATATTTAAATTAAATACTGCTATCTGCTTAGACGATCGTTGCTAGTGATTCTTTAAAAGGTACTGGATAACTTGAATTTTGAAAAACCCGTACTGTGTAAGCCGATTGGACTGACCCCCAATCGGCTATTTGTTGTGCCTCTGTGTAAACGACGCTTCGGGCTGACGATACTGACCATTCTCGTTTTATTGTGTTTCCATCGTAAATTCTGACTACATAGCTGTCCAATTCTCCTGATGCGTAAGCGATATCGATATAGTCGATCCAACGACCATTTAACCGCGTCCGTCGATACCAAGTAATAATTAAATCGTTATTATCTTTTTCCCCTCTTACGGCACAAGGGAAAGGCTTTAATCCTTCTAAGGTGATTGTGTGAGAGACTTCCTCCTCTATATCAGTCTCAAGTAATCCATTAGGAACTACTTTTAATAAATATTCTCGATTAATATCAGAAAGATTTAAAGGGAATCGAACTAAATAATTAGTTAGTAACACAAATTTTTCTCCTATTATATGCCTAGAGATAGCCGGTTCAGTTCCTTTGACTCCACGAATTGTATATGAAATATCAAAGGTTAGGGGATTGTTGGACACAATAGCAGCATTTTTAAAAGCTATAATTTCTCCGGTAGAAAACCAACCTAATTGTTTGCCTGATAGAAATGTTTCAAGAGTAACTGGCTCTAATTGCCCTGAATTCATGCTTACTCGTATCCAATTTAAATCGTCAATAAAACTAGGAGAAGCGTTGTTAAAATTTGGTGAAAAGCTTAATACAGTGCCAGTTACGCTGTTGACAACATTACCAACAGCAAAATCATAGCTTAATCCGTTGTCATCAGAATAAAATAAGGCTCCTTTCCTAAAACTAGAGTTACCTTCAATTGCCACATAAATTCCTATGTCCGCATCTCGGCTGTTAACTATTGGGCATTCAATAGGAATAGCGTTAGCGCGTCCGTAGGGACGAGGAGTGTTATTGTCTGGCGGAAATTCGTTATCTATAGGAATATCTGGCAAATATCCTACTCCTTGAAATCGAGTAGCTTCAATTTCGATTAAATAATTTACTCCTCTTACTTTCTTTGTAATTTGCATCAATTCTTGATGATAATTGTTATTATCATTAGTAAAAATTACATCCCCAACCTTTAAATTTTCCCATGCTGGTAATAAAAACATTTTTGAGAAAGTTTTTGATTGCGTTTTCCCTAAAAAAAGAATTCTTGAGGCGGTATTCATAAAAAACATATCTATATCTATTAGCTTAGTTTGAAAACTAAGCTCGTTTGTGTGAGTATCTGATGGGTCTTTAGCTACTACGGTAATAGTTTCATAATTTTTTAAAAAATTTAGTCCAGATACTGTAACGGCACTAGGAGTTTCTCTAAAATGAGTCAATTTTTTTTCATTAATGTCAATAGGATTTTCTCCAAATTTTTTAGACCCAAAAGAGCTTTTAGGGATAAAAATAGGATCAGATGATTGTTCTTGTCTTTTAAAAATGATTTTATCTTTTGGCTCCCTTGCCACAATAAAAAAAGCTCTCATAAGTTCTTCTAACTGATCAGCAAAAGATGTCCCATCAAACAATAAATCAAATCCTTGAATTCGGTAATCATTAGGAATATCAGTTACGTCAATTTGATCGTCTGTTCTACCAGCTAATTTACAAATAGTTTTCAAAATATCTTTTATTTTTGGATTGTTTCCACTTTCTCCAATCACTTCAATATCAATAGTAGGAAATCCAGTGCCGTCATAATTAGCAATCGGATAATTATTAAAAACCAAAAAAGACATTCCAGTAAAAGCAGGTACTGGATTAGATTCTTTTGACTGAATTACTGACGATGGTGTAGTTTGATTGCCAGTATAAATAGTTGTATGCTCAATAAACTTTAGGCTTTTTTCGTCATTAGTTTCGGAATTGTAAACGAGGACGCTGTTCATCCAAACCCGCCTAACAGAGCCAATTTTTCTAGCAATTGGATAAGCGGCTGTCAGAAAATAAGTGTAAACTTCGGTAGTTTGCCCACCACCACCACCACCTTTTCCGCCTTGCCTTTTGGATGTGACGACTTCCTTAAGAGGAATCCCCCACATCATAGTTAGCCCTTCTTTCCTCACCCTTCCAAAAGGATAGGATAGGCTTCTGCCGTATTCAGCATCGGGAACACCAGTATCCTCAATTTTTCCTTTTTGTTGGGTAGGGGGTTTAGGAGCAAATAGAGATAACAATAGGTTAGCTCCGATCCCTATCGCTACGGGAATGAGAAAATTAGCCACGGCTTTTTAAAAGATAGTATTTTCTCTATTCTAATAGGTTGAGTAGGAATCGAACCTACCTAAGACGAATTATGAGTTCGTTGCCTTAACCGCTCGGCCATCAACCCTTGACCTATTTAGGAAAAAATAAAGTAGGAGAGATATTAAAAAAATCGGCTAATTTTTGAACGTGAATATCTGTTATCTCTCGCTGTCTATTAAAAATATCATCTAGGATTGATTGATCCTCAAAAATAGATAATAAGTCTTGCTTTTGCAAGTTCTTTAGTTCTAACAAAAATTTCAATAGCTCAACTCCATAAATATCAGGCATTGGCTCTTGATTTTCTTCATACTCATAAATCAAAGTTCCTAAAACATTTAAATACTCCCTTTCTTCTGTTGTCAATTGAATTTTATCTAATATGATTTTATCTAAAAAAGAACTGATAACTCTTTCCGTGTTTTCTAGCTTTTCCTTGTCGTAAATAGGACGAGGAGGGTATTGTTTTAATAATTCTAAGTATTTATTTGTATCAAACATAGTGTGACTGTAATCGCTGTAACTTTTTATCATAGGTCAAGTCTTTGATTTTGTCAATATGTTTGATTTTAAGTGGGTTAGGCTGGATTTGCACCAGCGTGGAATTACTCTACAGATTTACAGTCTGTCGCCTTCGACTACTCGGCCACCAATCCTTGTTTAAATTTATCCTATCAGAATTAAAGTTATTTGTCTATAACTTTGATAAAAAAATAAATTAGATTTACTTTTTCCGATGTCAGTGTTTTGATTTTCATTAAGATTTCTATTAATTTATCCTTAAGTTCTTTTTTAGTGGGTTCTGTGTCACTTGGTTGATAGATGAAAGTTTTGGCACTCCCATCTTGTTCTATTTTAGTCAAAGTGTATTTTTCCATTGCCTTGTTCTTCAATAAGAAATCCTGATATATCAAAATGATATTCACTGTCACCATTTTGGGAAACTACTATTCCCCCAAACTCTAAAAGTTTATTGTCAAGGAATTGCTTAGATTGTTTTAAAGAGATGTAATTCTCTATAGCAAATTCCTTAGCACTAATCGGCTTTTTGTACCGGTATTTAAAGTCTATACCAAGTTTTTTGTTTCGAGTGTCAGCCCACGAGAAATAGGCTAACCATGTTCCCAAGAGAAATCCTAGCAATAAAGTTGGTATTCCAATAAGATAAATTTCGTGATTCATTATTTATTCTTTATAATTATTAATAGTTTCCCAGAAATAAATTACTAGCAGAGATTTATTTCTTTTAAGTATTAGCTTTTGCCAAAAACGAAAACTTTCAAAAAAGTTATCCCATCCACGAGGGACATCAACAAAAATACTATCTAAAATGATAAGTAGATACCTCTCGACAAAATTGCGTATTGTTAAGATTAAAGAACGTGGTTTTATTTCCATTTCTTTTAGTTCCGCTTTGGTTAATTTTTTCCTTAAAAATTGACTAATCTTTTTATCTAGTTGTGTTTGATTCATTGTTTTTTTTCGGGTTTAATATTTAGTTTAATCTTAGTAAGGCTTAAGCTTAATTGTTTCTGTGGCCCGGTGGGATTTATCCCACAAAGGAGTAGATGTTTCAATCCCTAATAAGGCTTAAGCTTAATTGCTTGAAGTTCTTTTGTAGTGGGTTCTGTGTCACTTGGTTCATACTTGCAATCTACTTAACAAGTCAAGCCGATTGTTACCTAAAACCGACTGACAGCGACACTTTAGCGGTTCCTTGCAATCTACTTAACAAGTCAAGCCGATTGTTACTATGAAATCGATTGACATTGAATCACTTCTCAGTGGGACTTGCAATCTACTTAACAAGTCAAGCCGATTGTTACGTGGCAACGACCTATCGCCCTATCTGAATTGGCAACTTGCAATCTACTTAACAAGTCAAGCCGATTGTTACCCAGTCTCCCAGAGTGTAAGCTGCGTATAGCCTGCGTTGACTGTTTGCGCGGGTTGCGAGTGGATCGACCTTTTCCTTGTTTTTTTCTTGGGTGTCACTGGCTCGGAGGTCAAAACCAGTAAGGTTTCGAGGGTTTCTTCGCCGAGTAACAATCGGCTGGACTTGCTAAGTAATTCCTCCTGCGCTGATTCCTTATCGAAATCCTTCAGAGGCTTAACTTCCCCGGTACAAGCCGGGTAGCTTCTTACGAAGTCTGCTTTCCCTAAGATGTTGATTGCGGCGGCCACATCTCTGGGTAAAGTACATCCACACTCTAAACATTTATGGGTGCGGGTTGATAAACTTTTTTTAACACGATTGCCACAGCGAGGACAATCTTGGCTAGTATAGGCTGGTTGAACTTTGATAAACTCTCGGTTGGGAGTTTTCATTTTCGTTTCAAGAAAACCAGTTAATTGTCCTAAACTAGCATCAGCAAAGGATTTATTTAATCCCCCTTTGGCTTTCGCGTTATTGCGTTCGTAGCCTTTACCGTCTTCTCTTTTTTTCGGTTTAGGTCGTCGCATTAAATTCTTTAAGTTGAGGTCTTCTACGGCTACAGCGCCATGATTTCTAGCAATATCGGTACTTAGGGCATGATTAAATCCTTTGCGTTGTCTTGCTATTTTTTCGTGAGTTTTGGCAACTTTAGCACGAGTTTTAGCGAGATTTTTGCCGTCTTTATTTTCCCCTGCTTTATACTGTCTAGCGGTTTTTCTTTGCAGTTTTGCTAGTCTTTTTTGCTGTTTTCTATAGTATTTGGGCGGGTCAATTTGTTGGCCGTCGCTGGTACTAATTATATATTCTAGTCCTACGTCAATACCGATCGCTTTATCGGAATCAGGTAGATCATCTACTTCAAATTCACCAAATAGACTTAGATAATATCCCGATGGGTATTTGATAATTGATACGGTAGAGGCTTTTCTGTCACCCCACCGAATATCTAAAGTATTGTTGACAATCTTTAAATCGCCTAATGTTTTGCCACAGCTACCTATAGATATTTTATCCCCTTTTCTAACAGCGCAATTGCTGATCTCAGAATAAAGAGATTTAATTTTATCTTCTTTTCTTTTAAATCTAGGAAGTTTTCTGTCTAAATTCTTTTTATCGAGTTTGGTGTAAGCTTTCCAGGAATCAGCAAGCTTTTTTAAAACCCCTTGGACAAAAGCCATAGGGATGTCCTTGCATAGTTCTGGACATTTTTCTTTTGTAATACAGCCACATAACCCAAAATAATTATCAGATTTTAACCGCCGTTGAATAGGGATATGGACAGGATAAGAGTAACCTGCTTTTTGTCTTTTTTCTCTAGCTATCTGTATTTTAACTTTTTGCTTGCCAGTTAAATATTTAGGGGTGTAAAGGGGATTAGGAAGGGATTTACCTTTTTCGTTTTTTAGGGAGTCAATAAATTGAGTTTTTTTAGCTAAACGACGTTTAACCCGTTTAACTGGTTTTCCTGTTATTTTCTCAAGCTCGTCGTAATACTTATTAAGCTGATATTCCATCAGTAGCTCTAGCCCAAAATTCCAGACAGCTTTAAGCTCGTCCATCCAGCGATCAATATAGGTTCGCTGAGTGGCATTAAGGTTAAGTTTTATGTCCGCAATAGTTTTCTTGACTAGCATGGCTTTTATGGATCGACCTTCTTTCATTCTTATTTAAATATACCATAAGCTTTACAGAAATGTCAAGTAAGAAGTCTAAAGATTTTTTGGGATACCAGTTCCCACATCAGAATTTATAGCCCAACTTTTATAAAAATTAAAGGCGGTAGTATCAATATGAAAGGAAAAACCTAAAGCTTCCCAACAGTATAATAGTCTTGGCACGTCAACAATCTGAACCGTATAATTTAATTCTGTTTTAGTGATGATAAATTTTTCAAAAATCTCTGGGGCAACTAAAACAGAACAATAGCTAGTATCGTCAAATTTACCAGATTTTTTGGCTAATTCAGAAGTAATTGCGATCAAAATCTCTTTTGTAAGCAATCTTTCTTGCGATATATTGCAACTATCTAAGTTAGTCCAAGCGGTAAATTTAACATAATCAGATCGGGGATTAAACATAACTTATAGTAGAAAAAGGTGCTAAACTATATTTGACTAACTTAAATCTACCATAAGCCTACTAGAAATGTCAAGTAAAAATTATTATCCTCTTAACGTCCGTACATCAGAATCAGAAGAGAAAAAGCTAAAAAACTACTGTAAAGCCCAAAAGCGGTCAATAACCGAGGTAGTCCGGGAATTGATTAGAAGTTTGCCCGATGACTAATACTCAAGGGTGTTGTCGGGATAGCTAACACAAAAAGTGCCAGTCTATGAACTGGCACTTTTAATTTATTCTCCGATTAATAGTTGACGGTTTCTAGCCTTAGAAAAAAGATGCTTAACTTCCTTGAGGTTTTCGGTGGGGACATAGGACGCTTGATTAACTCGCAACCCCTGACACACTAAATGAGAATGACCGTTTTTCTCTAGCCAACGCTCTAACTCTCTTCCAGACTTGAATCCTAGTTCTTTCCCTAACTCAGCAGTAGAACGCCCCTCAAAACTCACGTTTCGTCCGTTTTTACAGATAATTGTCTCGGTGACTTTTTCAACCTTCTCAATCACAATATCTGGACGGCCATCTAACAAGGCTAAAACCTCAGCACCATGTATTAATCGAATTGCGTCACGCCGATCCATATAATAGGTTTTGGCTTTTGTCAGTTCTAACTCAAGTTCTAATTCTCGAATACGTCCACTTTGAGCGGGGATTACTTCTTTGATAAGTTGCTTTGCTTGACTAAATGCCTTGACTAAGTTGCGCTTACAACCAATGACCTGCAAAGTATTTCGAGACAGTGCCATCAAAAAAGTTGCTTGCTCTTCATTCAGGTAGCAGTAACGCTCAGGACGACCGCCGCTAGAGCCTTCTAGGGGTTTCGACATTTGAAATGCGACAACTCCAAACTCTTGAATCTCGTCAATGTATTTTTCTATGGTTTGACGCAAGGCGCGGTGTTCAATCCCCAACTCACCAGCAATCAAACGAGAATCAACGACAAGACAATCATTCTGTGATACTATTTCAATAGCCATATTGGCCTCCTATTCAGGTAATGTGGTTAGTCCCCCGGTACCAACGGGGGCATTACTACAATTGTACTATTTTAAATAGTTGCTTGCCGATTCTAGTAGGAAGAAAGAAATAGTTAAAGAGAGAGGATTAAAATAATCCTCTCTCTTTTTTAGTTTCCTATACTAGCAGTCGTTGTTAGATTGTAGTTAGATTGTAGATATTGTTATTAACAATAGAACCTTTGATATATATAGCTTTTACGCTTTGTTAATACTGTTAACGCCATTCCCCGATATTATTTTTTACGCTCTTACTGTTGAGGCTGTCTTCCCCCTTTACCCTATTTTCTTTTTTTCCTCTATACAGTATCAACGGCATCAACAAAGCCTGAAACCTAGTCAAGGTAAAGGCTTCGATTGTTAATAAGGTTATCTACAATCGAATTACAATCTAACTTCTCACGGTATCGCCTCTCAGTTACGCGGAAAAAACTCTGGACATCTTTTTTTAGCGTTGACAAAGATTTTCCTTGTTCTTTCGTTGATAAAATAATCGCGCCAAATATTAATTGGTTCGTACTGTGACCTCGAACTACTGTTCCGTTCAACGACATATCTAATCGCTCCCATAGTTTCTCCCAGTGTCAGTCCAGACTTAAGATACTGACAAGTTCTTTTCTCAAGTATCTCTTGAGTCTGATTATCGAGGGACAGTGCCACGGTAGGCATCATTCCTAAAAACAATAAGCTTAAAACAATCTTTCTCATCAAGGTTATGGTAATTTTCTATTATTTTACCACTCCTAAAGTAGGTACTCGATAAATTAGTACAGGCGGGTATTCATGGATATAGGTCTTAATCACGCCATTTATTGAGTCAGCATGAATATACTCCCCATCTCCTAAATAGATGCCTACATGACCATTTACTCCTGACTTACGAAACATCAAAATATCTCCTTTGCACAAATCACCTTCAACTCTATCTAGTAACCGATCAAGGAATTTGACTAAGAAATTATTCCGGGGAATCCGTTCGTAGTTTTCAATAATGAAATCATGGGGCAAGAATCCGACTTCAATCCCTACGCCAGCGATAAATCCTACACAATCGGTTCCAATACCTTTGAGGGATTGACCATGAAACCAGGGAGTACCGAGCCATTCAAGAGCTTCGGTAACAATTTGATTACCCAAAGAATCGTTTTTTAGTTCGTTCATTTTGTGCATTTTCTCGTTCTTTCAATTGATTTAAACTATACCCCATATCATTCCGTGATTCTACAGTCACGTTATTGGTGTTATTAATTACCAAAGACTGATTAGAGCTATTGTTATTTGAGGTTGTGGAGTAATTAGGCTTACCCCCGACAAATCCCCCATTAGCATAGTTCTTAATAGGAGCATTATTTCTGTAGTCTAAATATGCTTCTGTTTCTTTAGGGTTAAGAACCAATTCGTCTTCATTAGCTACGATCAAGCGAGGTTTTCGGCCTCCCGACATTGCTCGTTCGCGCTGAAAAGCTGAAATGATATTTTTCTCTATCGGAACATTGGCATCTCCAATTTTCCCGCCATCACTAAATAGGCTGAATCCTGTACCTAGAGAAAAGGCAGAAGCCGGAGCAGAAGCAAAGCTAGAGGCCCCTATGCTACCAAGTGACCCAATCGAACCAAGTCCCCCAAGCCCTCCACTAAAAATCCCTGTTATTCCGCTAAGTAAGCCATTAAATAAGCCACCGCCGCCACCTCCCCCAAAGATAGAGGAAAAGATGTTACCTACTGGTTTAAAAATGCTACTGAGGGCATTAGTGAAAAAGTTACCTACTGGCCCGATGATTGCATTAAATACTGACTCAAATGCCTGAGTTATTGGTTTAGTAAAACCATCGATAGCAGAAGTTAAAGCATCGATAGCAGGCCTAGTGATACCTTCGACAAATTTAGTTGCAATATTTAAGCCAAGACTACTAAAGGCTGATCCTATTCCTTTTCCTTCTCTAATATCAGAGAAAAAGCTTTCAGCTGCGCCACGATTTGGAGAGGCATCTAATGCTACTCGCTCTAATCTTAATTCTGCAAGTTTTTCCCATTCTGATCGGATATTAGCTACAAAATCAGCGTATTGTGGTAAGTCTTTGTAAGGCTCTAAATAATCTTCTAGTTCCTCTTTTTCTTTTTGTAGGCTAATACGTTCGGCAAGGATAGCAGAATCATCAAATAAAGTCGGTCGGGATTGATTCTCTAATTTCATTCTTTGAACAGTTAAATCATTTAACCGATCACGAATACTCCTGACTGTATCTCTGGTTTTTCTAAATGATGCTTCTAAGGCAGCTACTCCCTGATTTCTGCCTAATTGTTCAATTGCTTGATCAAGAATTGCTACCTGTTCTTTAGCTAATTCAGCGCGGTTAGCTAAAGCATCAATACTATCTGTCATTTCTTTGATAAATTCAGGGGGGAGAGCTATACCTTTTCTTTGAAATTCTCCTAAGATTTCTTTTATCGCGTCGCTGTATTTTTGTTGAGCCTCAGCATTTAAAAGTAAAGTCCGTCGCTGGTCTTCTAGTGATTCAACTTGAGAGCGATATTGACGAGAGACTTCTGTAGCACTCTTATTAATTTCTTCTTGTACTGTCAGATACCCTTTAGAGTTGATAGTCAAATCAGCGACATTTTCGGAAGCATCTCTTAAAGTACGTTCTAATGCACGGGCATCTTCCTCTTGCTGCCGTCTAAATTTCATTGATCTGTCAAGAGCCTTGTTTAGATTTTGTTGCTCTTCTAGTCGTCTTAAAAACTCCTCAGCGTTTTGGTTAGCTGTTTCAGCGTTGCGAATTTGATCAGCCGATACGCCAAGATTACCCGTAGGAAGATTGGGAACGGGAGGTAAATTAGGACTCTGGAAGTTAATCGGATTGTCTTTAAGAACCGGTGGTAAATCGGCATCCCAGAAATTATCTTGATTTTGATTAGGTAGAGTCGGTAATTGGGCTATAGGTGGAGGACTACTAAATTCTGGACCACCTTTTCCTTCTTTTGTTTCTTCTTTTGTTAAAACACGGGCAGGAGAAGGGTTAGGGGTAGAGTCTTTAATGGATTGGCTAATTGCATTAGTAGCATTAGTTATTATTTTTCGATTATTTAGTTGATTGCCGTTAATGTTTGCATAAGCAGTTACAATATATTCTTTCCCATTAATGTTTACCAGTCCAACATTACCAATAACTTTAGAGTTATTTCCAATTTTTCCGCCGATTTCATTATTATACTTAAAATTTCTTGTTTGTCTCAGAGATTGTTCAGCTAATTGACTTGCAGGATTTTGATTTTTAATTAAAGACTGCATAGCTGACGTTACGTCTTGTGCTGTTGAAATGTTTGGAGTTCCACTGCCTGGTATATTTAAATACCTAGAAATAGTAGTGTTTTTATAACCTTCTTTTCTGGCTAATTCTGTAGCTTTGGTTAGCCCACCTAGCTGATCAATTAAAACATTAGTTGCCGTATTATCTGACTTTTCTAGCATTAACTGTACTAGCTGTTCAACTGTTTTAACTTGATTGGCTTTTAATTGTCCGTGTGGATCAACCAAAGGCAATTTTATGGCGATAGCATCTTTTAAGGAAAGTTTTCCGCTTGTTATTTCTTTGGCAATCAAATCAGCAATAATGACTTTAATTGTACTAGCTGGTGACGCTGGAGGTGTTTGAGCATTTTTAGAATATACAGTTTTTCCGCCAACTTCTTGAACTAAAACAGATTGAATATTTTTTGGTAATCTGTTGGTGATTTGTTGCTGAACTGATGGAGAAGGGTTAGGGGTGGAAGTTGATGGAGTGGGTGAATCGCCTTGATTTCTTCTGATTTGTCGAATACGGTTTGATGCTCCGCTGTTAGCAGGATTGCCGTCATATCGCAGTGCGTCTAGTTCGGATTGAGTACGAGGGGCATTTGGTTGGTATTTTCGTAAAGACTGATCGTAAACCTTTAACAGGTCTTCCATCCGTTTCATGCCTTGCCCTGGGTAATTAGCCCCTGGGAAAGATGCCCATTCTTTGCGGGTTGCGTTAATTGCCCCACGAATATCTCCCTTAAGAAGCTCGTCTAATCCACCTCTCATTAAAATACGACTTAATGCGACTAAATCTTGAGAGACAGGAGAAAAATCTTTTAATCCTAATTTTGCTTTTTCTTCATTCCATGTAAAATCCATGATCTGGTATCTTCCAGATGCCGATGAACTGGTTGATCCAAACGGAATTCTTTGGCGTGGATGGTCTGCAAAAGAACTAAATTGTCCATGGCCAAAAAGGGTGTTATATCCCTTATTTGGCATATTGGCAGTACCTTCTGCGTAAGCAATAATATCAAGAAAGGCCTTGACGTGAGGATTGTTTAAATATTGAGATAATTCTCGACCGCGTGGTGTTAACCCTTTGGGAATTGAAGACGACTGTGGCGGTGGCGGCGGTAAAACCCCTCCCCCATTCCACACAGGAGCAGGGGTGAAATTACTAGGTGCTGGTAGTATCAAACCTTCCTTAGCTTTTCTAATTGCCTCAGCAGTTTCCTCTATACTTTTTACTAAGTCTTCTCCAGAAGTCTTAATATTTGGGGGAATAGCCACTAACTCAGAATTGATTAATTTAATTGGTTCTGGAAGTGTATTAAGATTTGTGACAATATCCTTGATTGATTGGGGAATAAAGCCTAATTCTTTATTGGTTTGTCGGATTAAATCAGCTAGAGTGCGATTAAGGTTTTCTTGAGTCCGTTTAATATCCTCAATCGTTCTTAGTCGGCTTCTTTCAGCGTCTTGCTGTTGCTCTTGTAAGTTACGAATATTTCTTAGAGTAGAGATATAGGAAGTTTCTATCTCCTCGGTTCGGGATTGGAAGGTGCGACCGCGACTGGCAAGGTCAGCTTGTCCCTGGACAAATTCTAGGAAAATGTCACCTAATTCTTTACCAGCGTCGCTTGTACCGGGTATTAATAAACGGTTTTTAACTTGCTGTACCCTGATTCTATCGGTCGTATCCAGTAGCTGATTTTGGGCATTTAAGAGGTTCTTATCGAGTTCCCTGACTAAATCAGTGTAACTTTCAGATAGAGAACGATTTCCTCTAAAAGCTGACAGTTGAGCATCTTCAATCTGTCTTCTATAATCTTCAATCTGACGATTAAAGTCGATTATCTGACGGTCAAGGTTGCGGTAATAGTATTGTATTTGCTCTTGCTGATCTCTTAAAGATAGTTCGGTTTCAGCTATTTGCTGTGTGATATTTGCAATAGCTGTTTTGACCGTTAACGGATCATCTACGTTTAATACTAATTTTTCTTGCTCTAAGGCTAATTGATTATAAAGAGCTGCCAAGTTTATTTTGGTTTGCTCTAGTCCGTAGCCAATATTTTGACTGGAGGAGGTTTTATTGGCTAGATTAGTAAGTTGTTCTGCTTTAACGATTTCTCTACTAGCCTGTTTTTCTTGTATTTGTCTTTTCTTTCTTTCGACAATAATCTCTCGACTAATTTGCTGAATTTCTTTCTCAGTGTTTAAAATATCTCGTCGAGCAGTTGCGTATTCTTTAGCCTGATTTAAAATAGCTCTTAAAGCAGCGTTATCTTTTAGGTCAGATTCATACTGATCCATTATTTGCTGAATAGCATCAGGAGAGAGTAAATTTTCAGCAATTGCTTCACCAAAGCTCGCTACATTTAGCTGTTTTAGATCTTCTTTAAAGTAAGTGCTTAAAACTTTATTGGCAGATTCAGATAGCCTTTCGTTTAAAATATTAGAGATAGAGTTAGCTGAATTGCCTAAAGTGGCAATACGCTCTTTAGCAGTCTGTAAGCTTTCTTCTCGAACTTTAACATTAAACTGAAATTCATTAATTTCCCCTGATGCAAATTGTTGATTTAATCCAATTGAACGACTTAAACTATTTCCTTCATTAGCAAAATTGGCATTAGCTCTTGTTCTTATAGCAAGATCAAAGGCAACTTGTAATTTTCTATATTCTTTTTCTTGATCTTTCAAGACTTGTAGATAATCTTGTTCCGCTTTTTTTAGTTGACCAATTATAGTCAGGAGGTCTGTTTTACGTTGTTTGTAAGCAATGTCAGTTATATCTCTATTCTTAAAGCTTTGCTCTAACGATGCTAACGCCATCTCATATTGTTGAAGGTCGGCAGTAATTCTTGACCCAACGGGACCTAACTGTTTATTAATTAGCTCCTGTTCTCGCTTCATTAAATTCTGCTCTCGCCGGTTAAATTCAGCTACAGATCGGTCGTTTCCTTTTGCGCTTGCAATTGTTCTTTCTGCTCTGACTAAAGCTAAATTATTTCTGATTTCTTGTAATTCAGATGAAAATCGCTTGCTACCTGAAAAATTAGATAAAGTTTTTTGATATTCTATTAGATTTCCGACTCCAGTAGCGAGAGATTTATCAATGTTTTCTAGTCCTTGTCGTAATTCTAATAGTGACATAAGCCATTTAGAATTATAAACAATCCCTAGTGTTAGAATATTAAAAAACTTTTCTCCTCCAGACAATTCCATGTCAGGCAAAAAGCTTGTTAGTCCTTTGCGATTACTGTTATCGGTTTTGTTTTGCCAAACATCAAGAGCTTTTTTAGACTCTTCTAGGGTTCTTACAGCTTGTTTTAGTTCTTCGCTACCAGCATTTAATGCGTTATAAACAAATTGAATACCAGTTATCACCGCAGTAGGAATAATCAATGCTTTAATTAATCCTATTCCTGCTAAAGTAGCAAGGTTTATAGATACTTTTAATCTACCCATGGCTGTAGCTGTAGATAGAGATGCTACTCCGGCAGTTTGTAAGGATGCACTCATGGCAGCACTGACAACGGCTCCTAGCCGACCCGCTGCCGCAAATTGCATGACTGATTTTCCTAAAAATCCCATGACTGACAGTAACCCAGCGGCTCCCACTGATGCCACCGTCCCTAGATTGTTATTTAAGGTACTCAAGACGGCATTTAATGCCTGTAAAGCAGGGTAAGCAACTACTCCAATTTTTTCCCCTAACTGCATTTGAAGCTGTTCGGTATTGTTCTGGAATCGAGAGATTTCCGATTGTAAAGTTTCAGTAGAAAGAGAAAGGCCTCCAGCACTCATCCGTTTATATTCAGCCGCTAACCGAGGCAAAACATCTTGTACCAAAAGATTGCCCGCTGATGCTTGTTGATAAAATTGGGCAGTGGTTAACCCCATTGATCGGGCGGCTACGTTTAAAGAGTCGTTTAACCCTCCCGACTCGCTCAATTGCTGTGTGAATTCTTCAACGGAAACAACAGCTTTAGAGGCTATTTGCCCGATAGCTCTAAAAGATTCAGCTTGTTGTTGGGCATTGGTTTGTCGCGCCGATAATGCCTCTTGGAATCCTTCAAAAATATTATCTGCCTGCGCTTGTAGTGGAGAATCAGTAGTAAGTAATTTAAACCTGCTATAAGCAATAGCGGATTCTTTAAAGGATATTCCTAATCTGTCAGCCCTTGCCACTAAAGCGTCAAGAGATTGTTCTACATTACCTACACCAGCAAGATTTAAATTTAATTTAATTTTTTGTAACTCAGTAAAAGCAAGTAAAGAATCAGTAACAGCTTGTTGAATCCTAAAAGGAATATCGTAAATAGCAAAAAATAGAGGTCGTAATAAATATTCTGCTCCTTTGAAAAGAGCAAATCCCCCAATTGCCGCTATAGCACCTTTACGAAGATTAACCATACCTCCTGTAGCGGCATTAAGTTCTTGGTCGAGAGTTCTGAGTGCTTTGCCACCAACCGAGAGGAAATTAATAAATCCGTCCGCTTGGGCAATAACAGCTTTTAGTCCGCTCACGATGCCGTTTGTAAAGCCGCTAGAAACGCCCGCTTTTTCAATACTATCGAGAGCGTTGAAAATGTTGTCTCGTTTTTTATTCCAGTCGTCAAGAATTTCTTCTCGTGTTGTTTCTGGACGAGCGATGAC